CGGCGGAGGACATGGAGAGGTGGATGGACATCGTGAACCCCGAGGTAGAGGCCGTGCTGGACACGATGCGCCATGCGCTGGAGGTGCACCAGGGCATCGAGCCGAAGACCACCGTTGCGGAGCACGATGGCGCCTAGAAAACCCAAGGCTCCCAAGGTCTCGGACGTCATCGGCCCCCATCGCGCCGGCAAGAAGTGGGAGCTTCGCTGGGTCGAGAACGGCAAGAACCGGTGCAAGGAAGGGACGCTCGCCGAGGTGCAGAAGTTCCGGCGGGAGCTGACCGGCGGGACCCAGGGAATCCCTCCCCGCCTCCCTCGCCGTGCCAAGTTTGGTAGCGCCGCCTACTTCAAAAAGTGCTTGGCCGATGCCCTGGAGGCGAACCGCGTGGCGTGCGTGAACCTGGACCACGAGGCGATCAAGGCGACCAGGTCCAGGGTCGCTTCAATCCGCGAGGCGTCGGTGGCGGCGGCACCCTTCCTTGAGCACGAGCAAGTGCAGGAGGCCTTCGAGAAGGTACTCGATTATCTGGAAAAACACGGGCATATGGTAAAAGTAGAGGGTGTCCAAGATCTACAGCCCGCGTCGCCGGAACTCGCTGAAGCGCTCAGCGGAGTTGCTGGCCCCTGGGAAACGGCTGGTGGACATGGCCCTGCGGTTCCGGATCAGGGACGGGGAACACGCGGGGACTCTAACTAGGGGCTACGGCGGCGTTTGGAACGTCGCGGCCAACCGAGGAGCGGGTAAGTTCGAGGGGCACTACGGGCCTGACGGCCGTTGGACGGGCGACGCCTTGGAGCCGGGCCCCGGACGAATCAAGGTCGTCGAGATCAGCGCCCAGCAGTGGCCCTACATCTGGGATTTTCAGCACCGCATGATCTGCGCCGAGGGCGCCCGCCGCTCTGGCAAGTCCTTCGCGCTGGCCCCCAAGGTGGTGCTCTCGGCGATGTACTTCCCGGGCACCAAGGGGGTGTTGCTCGGTCCGACCTATCGGCAGATCCGCAACGTCTGGGGGCACATCAGGCGGATCACCCCGCGCCACTGGCTGCTCCCCGGCAGCTACGGCATCAACGAGACCAAGAAAACCTTGCGCTTCATCAACGGCGCCTCGGTGGTGCTGCTTCATGCCTACAAGGACGACGCCAGCCGCTCCGAGGGCTGCGCTTGGGGTGGCTACGATGAGCGCCAGGACATCAGCGACGAGGCCGCGGCCAACGCCCTGCTGAGCACCTCCGAGGGCGGCAAGCACTTCCACATCTTCGAGACCGCGACGATCAAGGCCGAGCTCCGCGACCACCACGACAAACTGATCGAATCCCCCGACTGCGAGGTCTACCGCATGACGGGGCGGGCTAACCCCTTCGTGGACCCGGCGCTGTTCGACTTCGCCGAGTCGATGCTGGATCGGGCGGCGGTGGAGCGGGAGATCGAGGCGCGCTGGCCCGAGCTGGTGGGCCGCTGCTTCCAGCCCTTCATCTGGGAGGCCGGGGGGCACGTCCGGGAGATGCCGCTGCGCGATGAGGACGGCAACCTCATGGAGGACATCACGGCCGACTTCTGCTCGGAGCGGTTCGACACGCCGGCCTACGGGGAGCGCCGGGCCAACGTGATCATCGGAGTAGATCCCCCGCACCACGCCGCGATCTACCACATGCACCGCGGCGACGTCCTCCACCAGATCGATGAGCTGATCGTGGGCACGAACAATCAGCCCGGCGACATCCGGACCCTGGCCCACATGTGCTCCAAGCTCTACCCCGGCGGCATCGTCATCCGCGATCCGCACGACACCCGGAGCGGGGGGCAGGGCGGCCGGAAGGGCTCACACGACTGCGACAAATATTTCCGGATGCAGGGTTACCGCGTGGTCCACTGCCCTTATGTGGGCGTCGAATATCAGCTCACGGCGGTGCGCTCGAGGCTGGAGCGGGACAAGCTTTTCATCAGCCCCCGCTGTCGGCACACCATCGAGGCGTACCGCTACCAGGTCTACAAGGGGGCGAAGCCGGACAAGACCATCAAGAGCCGGATCGATCCCAACATGACGATCGATCACGCAGGGGACGCCACAAGGTACCCCATTTACAAACTGTTCCCGGCACGGGTAGACTACGAGAAGAGAGAGAGGCAAGCAGGTTGACCTACCCAGTTCGCATCAAGCCGCCCCTCGGCTACTACGCCGGCCAGGAATGGTGGGCGCGTCATTTCCTCAAGACGAGCCGCGTTGCTGTCTACTGGCCCGAGGGGCCGGACAGCGTGACCCTGGTGAGCTACGAGACGACAGTCAGCGCCGGGAACGCAGCAGCAGCAGCAGCAGAGCGCCCCAACGGTCAGCGTCCTCTGGTGGCGATCAACTGGTGGCACAGCTCCATCGCCCAACTTCCGGTAGGCAAGAAATCCCATCCGGACGCACGGGAGGCGCTGCCCTCCTGGATCGACGAGGCCGCATGAAGTGCGAGACCTGCAGATGGCGCGACGAGCACAGCGAATGTCACCACGGGCCACCGTCGGCCGCGGTGATTGACGACACCGTCGTGGCCGTGTGGCCGCCGCTGCGAATCAACGAAAAGGCGTGCAGTAAGTACGAACGGGAGCGCAAGTGAGCAGCATCACCCCCATCCTCGACAAGGTTCTGATCCGCATGGACCCCCTGGAGGCCGAGTTCGGCGACAGTGGGATCGCCCGCCCCGACATCGCCCTGGAGATGCCCATGGCTGGGACGGTCGCCGGCCGGGGGCCCGGTGGCTTCGACGAGAAGGGACGACGCATCCCCATGGAGGTCAGGCGCGGCGACCGCGTGGCCATCCCCTGGCGCACCGGTGACGAGCAAACCATCAACGGCGCGTTGCACCGCTGGGTGCAGGAGCACCAGATCTTGGGCATCGTGGAGGACTGATGAAACCCTGCAAGTGCGGCTCGATTCAACTGCGAGTGAACAACCCCGGCGACGGCCGGTTCTGGGCGTCCTGCGACGAGTGCGACGCCAAGGGGCCAGAGGCCACCACCAAGGCCCTCGCCATCGAGGCATGGGACAAGATGGTGCGCCAGGCGCCTTCGCTGCCCACCCCCCCGGACGGTGATCCCCAATAGCTCATGGCTGACACCGGCTCCACAGGCCAGGCGCTCGATACCACCTTCCCTCGCCAGTACGTCAGCGCGAGGACCCAGGCCGAGCAGGTGCTGTGGCGCAGCTATGAGCTTTCCTCGATCACGCTGGAGGAGTACGCCGCCAAGATGGTCGCGGCCTCAAAGCTGGTCGGCGAGGTCGACCGGCGCGTGTCCACCGACCGCCGGGTCAAGATGCTCCGCGACGAGTGGGCCCCGCTGCTCAAGGCGTACTTCATCAACTGGGTGACCGACGCTGTCCGCAAGGCGGTCCTGGGCAAAGCCGATGACCACATGGACATCAGTCGGAACGCCTTCAAGCACATCACCCGCGAGCTCTCGGTGGCCTACAAGAGCCCGGCCCTGCGCTCCACGCCAAAGAGTCCCAAGGACGGCGAGCGGTATAACGAGTTGCTGAAGGGGACCGGTTTCGATCTCTTCTGGCAGCAGGTGGAGCGTCACGTCGAGGCCTGCAACGATGTCCTGATCTGGCCCGACGTCGTGACCATCGATGGCAAGAAGCAGATCCGGCACCGCTGGTGTGTGGGCAACCGCGCCACCGTGATCACGCTGGACGAGGAGCCGACCATCCCCGAGGGCGTGCTGTTCATCGACCAGTTCCGGACCATGGAGGGTGACGTCCGCGTGCTCTACAACCTCTGGACCGACCGCTGGCATGCGCAGTTTGCGGAGGGCGCTGACGGCCTGGAGCAGACGGGCTATGTGGATCCCGATATTCCGCCGGCCAAGGATGGTGGCAGCGCGAATCCCTACGGCGTGCTGCCGTTCATCCCGATTCACAAGAACCGCTGGCAAGACACGTTCTGGGACATCACCACCGGCGAGGACCTGGTAGATCTGACGCTTAATGTGGGCGTGGCCAAGCTGTTCTACAACTACATGCGCAAGATGTCGGGCTTCAAGCAGCTCATCGCATGGGGGGACTCGGTCGACCGGACCCCCCAGATGCTCCTTGACCCTGCGGCGGTGGCGAAGATCGTCACCAGCGGCGGAATTGAGATCGCCGACTGGACCATCGATCTGGGTGCCTACCTGGAGTGCATGGAGCGCGAGGAGCTGGCCAAGGCCGCGGCCCTGGGCATCAACCCGGAGCGCTACAAGCAGAAGCAGAGCCACCAGAATGCCCACGCTGCGGCGCTGTCCGAGCGGGGCCTGGCTGAGATCCGGATGCACAAGATGCTGGCCCTCCAGGACGCTGAGCAGCGCTACTACCGGATGTGCTGCATCGTCTGGGCGGCCATGAGCATCGAGGACGTGCCAGACAAGGACGCCGAGCTCGAGGTGATCCACGCCCCGATCTGGTACCCGTCAGATCCGAAGGCCCAAAGCGAGCTCGACAGCGCGGACATCTCGCGCGGCCTGGAGTCGCCAGTCACGATCTGGATGAAGCGGCACCCCGGCGCCACCGAGGAGGAGGCCGAGGCCGCCATCAAGAAGAACATGGAACAAACGGCAAAAGTGCAGGCCATGAAGGTCACGCACAACATGCCGAAGAACCCCGAAACCGAGTCGCTCAGCGCTGAGGAAAACGGTGGCCAAGGTGGTCGCCCGATCGAAGATGCTGACGGCGTAAACATGCAGTCTCCACCCGGAGCGGCGCCCGGGAAACCAAATCCGCCAGAGGAGTAAAGCATGCCACCAGGACCACTTGATCCCGTGAACCAGATCCCGACCGCCCCAGCGGCCACGCCGCCCGGGGAAGTCACCCCGCCGCCCGCTGCCGCCCCGGCCGAGCCCCCGCGGACCTACACCGCCGAGGAGCACAAGGCCGCCCTCGTGGGCCAGGGCAAGGAGCTGAAGCGTCTCCAGGAGGAGAACGAAGCCCTGGCCGCCGCCGCCGCCGAGCGCAAGACCGCCGACGAGGCCGCCGAGACCGCGCGCCTTGAGGCCGCCGGGGAGCACCAGAAGCTCCGCGAGCAGGCCGAGGCCCGCGCCACGGCGCTGGAGGAGGAGAACAACGCGCTGAAGGAGCGCGAGACCACCCGCCTCGAGGCCAAGGACAAGGCCAACGAAAAGCGGATCAAAGAGCTCCCCAAGGAGTACCGCGACCTCATCCCGGCCGGGCTCGGCCCGGACGCCAAAGAGGAGCAGATCGCCAAGCTGGAGCGGATCTCCGGAACCGCGGTGCCTGTCGGCGTCCACCAGGGGGTCCCCCGCAACGCCCCGGCGTTGACCGATGAGGAGGCCAGGAAGAAGCACAACGAGGACCTGCAAAAGGCCGGCTGGGACGCCATGACCGGAAAGAAACCGGAGGAGGCGGCATCATGAAAAAGGACACCAGCAAGGACGCCAAGCAGGCCAAGGGCCCCGCCAACGAGGCGCAGCCCGACGAGGTACCGTCCGACGAGGCGCAGCCCGCAGAGTTCCCGACCATCGACGAGCTGCTCGCCGGCCCGAACTACAACCAGGCGGGACTCCTGGTCACCGACCCGGACCCCGCCATGCAATATTACTGGGCGTCGCCGTCCAAAGACCCGGACGACCCACAGGGGGTCGCCGCTTGCGAAAGCAAGGGCTACCGGGTATCTTCGAAGAAACACAACTCCCGCGACTGCATCCTGATGGAGCAGCCCAAAGAGTTGTACGAGGCACGCATGGCCCACGAACGCGAACAGCAGAAAGAGATCGAGGAAGCGATGGCGACGCCCCGCATTCCGAAGGGCGGCAGCCCGGGCGATCTCCGCAGGCTCTCGCGGACGGGGGGCCTGGAGGGCTAAGAAATGCCAAATGAGGGTTATCTCGCGGGGTTCCGTCCCGCCAACGCGTTCCCCAAGATCCGCTGGCTGCCCGTGGCCGCCACGCAGACGCTGGCGCCGGGAGATCTGGTGATCCTGTCCAACAACCAGATCGCCATCGCGACCGCGACCAGCGCGGAGCTGTGCGGGGCCATGGCCGGCAGATCGGTCCTGGCCGACGCCGGGACGCTCGTCCCCGTGTACGCGGACCCCGACGAGGAGTTCGTCTGCATCGCCGACGCCGACTCCAGCGGGGTCGGCGCGGGCGACTACCGCGACATCGTCGGGGCCACCGGCGCCATGCAGATGGACGTCGGCGGAACCACCTACAACGTCCTCACGGCGTTGCGGGCGAACCCGGACGCAACCCTCACCTCGGCCTACGCGCAGTGGATCGTCAAGATCGCCCTGCACGCCTTCGCCGACATCTCGAGCTAAGGAGGAGGTGATCTTATGCCGATGACACTCGTTTCTTTCCCCCTGGAGTACGATCAGAACGTCCAGGTCCGCATCTTCAACGGCCTCCGCGAGCAGCCCAACTACTACGCGGAGCTGTTCAACATCGACCCCACCGAGGACTACATCACCGAGACCGCCGGATACGGCGGCTTCGGGACCATGGGCCAGTGGCCCGACGGTGAGCCGCTGCCCATCGATGAGGCGGTCAGGGTGTTCCAGGACTCGATGACCCAGGTCTTCTACGGGATGGGCTTCGCGGTGACCAGAAAGCACCTGCCCCGGACGGCCGGCGGCTACGGCTACGGCCAGCTCAGGCTGGTCCAGCAGTGGGCTAACTCCCTGTCCCGCAGCGTCATGCAGACACTCAACGTCAGGCACGCCGCGGTGCTCAACAACGCCTTCACCACCACCTACGACTCGCTGGGCGGCCAGGTGCTCTACAGCGACACCCACCTGACGGCCAACGGCGCCAACGACCGCAGCAACTTCCTCGCGGCAGCGGCGCTGACCCCGGCCAACCTCCAGGCCTTGATGCTGGTGGGATGGAACAACACCAACCACCGCGGCCTGCGCGATCCCATCCGCTACACCAAGATCGCGGCAAACCCCGCGCTGGAGAGGACCATCACCAAGATCCTCGAATCCAACAACGAGCCGTTCACCACGGACAACGACATCAACACCCAAAAGGGGAAGTTGGCGCCGCATCTCAACCCGTTCCTGACCTCGGCCACCCAGTGGAACCTGCAGAGCGACACCCACGGACTGCAGACCCTGGTGGGCATGCCGCCGACCCCCAAGCGGTTCATGGACGAGGACACCGAGACCCTGGTTCACGGCGTGGCGACCGACTTCGTCACCGGCGTGGAGTTCTTCGAGGGATCCGCAGGCTGCGCGGGAGCGTAAGGGAGTCACACCATGGGAACCACAGCGGCTGACTGGAACGTCGGCGGCGCGCTGAACGTCACAGGGCTAACAACCCTGTCCGGCGGGATCGCACTGACCGGCGCCTTCACCTTCACGGGTACCAACTTCAACCTCGATCCGACGGGGACCTACACGCTGGACATGGACGCCGGACAGGCGTACAGCGTGGACATCCTCGGCGCCGCCTCCAACATCACCTTGGCCAGCACCGGCGCGGGCCACGACCTCACGGTCAACGTCACCGGGGCGACCGACTCCTCGCTGGTGCTCTCCAGCACCGGCACCGCCGCCGACGCCCTGCAGGTAGCGGCATCAGCGGGCGGCGTGGACATCTCCGCGGCCCTCGGCCTGGACCTGGTGTCCGCGGACGCGGCCTGCGGGTGGACCCACACCGCCAGCGGCGGCGCGGAAGACCTGACGATCGCCGTAGCCGGCGCCGTGGACTCAAGCCTGGTGCTCTCCAGCGCCGGAACGGGGACCGACGCGCTCCAGATCGCAGCCTCGGCCGGCGGCCTGGTGATCACCTCGGCCAACCAGACCTCGAGCTGGACCCACACCGCCGATGGGGCCGCGGATGATCTGACGATCGCGGTCGCCGGAGCCACCGACTCATCGCTGTTCCTATCCTCCGCGGGCACAGGGACCGACGCCATCGCCATGACGGCCTCGGCCGGCGGCATCGACATCACGGCGGCAACCTCCCTGGATCTGGTCAGCGCCGACACCGCGTGCGGCTGGACCCACACGGCGTCCGGCGCCGCAGAGGACCTGTCAATCGCCGTCGCGGGGGCGGTCGACTCCTCCCTGATCTTGTCCTCGGCCGGGACCGGCGCGGACGCTCTGCAGGTGACCGCCTCGGCGGGCGGGATCGTGATGTCCAGCGCCAACACAACGTCAAGCTGGACGCACGCGGCCGATGGTGCCGGCGACGATCTGACCATCTCGGTCACCGGGGCAGTGGACAGCAGCCTCATCCTGCAGTCCGCGGGCACAGGGGCCGACGCCGTCACCCTGCAGTCCGCGGGCGGCGTGCTCATCGGGGCCGGCGGGGCGGTATCCGTCCTGAGCACCGACCCCATGACCTTCTCCCTTGGCGCCCTGGAGGCCCTGCAGTTCGACAACGCGGCGATCTCGGGCTTCGACCTCGGCGACGACACCGCGGGCACCGACGTTTACGTCGAGACCGCAGATGCGGGCGCAACGCCTACCGTGGCCCGGGCCGGCGGCGCGTACAACTTCAAGACCGGAGACGGGGCCGCGGCGGCAGACGCCACGGCATGCGGGGCCGGTGGAGCGCTGGACCACGTGACCGGCGCAGGCGGGGCGAACACGGGTGGCGCCTCGGGCGAGGCGGGCGGGGACGGCGGGGCCTACAGCATCACGACCGGGGCCGGCGGGGCGACCAACTCCCAGGGCGCCCACAACGCCGGGGACGCGGGCGACGTAACCATCACGGCCGGGGACGGAGGCAACGCCACGGCCGGCACCGGCGACGGAGGCAACGGCGGCGGCGTGACCATCACGGCCGGAGCGGGCGGCACCACCACGGGCGGCGCGGCGGGCAGCGACGGTCTGATCTCCCTCGCAGGGACGACCCAGATCTACCGCGCCGGCAGCGCCTCGGCGGCCCTGCTCAGGGCCTACGGGCCGGCATCGGGCGAGGGCATGGACACCATGATCGTGGACATTACGGTCAGCCCGGCAGCCGTCGAAACCGCCGTGTTCTCGGTCCCGGCGGGCGCGGTCATCAGGGCCGTGCTCGGCAACTGCGAGTCGGCCCTCACGGGCGGCGGCACAACCGTCACCTGGTCACTGGGGACCGCCGCAGACCCGGACAAGTACGGCAGCGCCGGGCTCTACCCCACCCAGGCCGACTCGCTGGCGCAAAACAGCAAGTCCAACTGGATCATCGGCGGAACCCAGCTCACGGGCCAGGAGGACATCGTCCTCACGGGGGCCGTCACGGGCGGCGCGGCCGACGGCGACACGGCATTGACCGTCGGATCGGTTCGGGTCGTCATCATCTACGACACCTACAACGCCCTGGCCAACGCGTAACACCATCAACCCGGGGCCGGGCGACTGGCCCCGGTTTTCAAAGGACAGGAACATGGAAAACAAGACGAAGGAGGCGCCCGCCGAGGTGCCCCAAAAGAAGCCCGCAGGACCCGGCCCGCAGTGGCAGGAGATCGGCGACTGCCTGGTGTGGGACATCGCCGGCACCGGCTCCGGGTGCATCGTGCGGTGGGACGGCGGCGGGTGCTTCGTGCCCAACTGCGACATTCACGAGGGGCGCCTCATCAAGCGCTAAACCGTCACCGCTGGTGACATAACCAGCCCGGGGGCGCATTGCCCCTGGGCACTTTGAAAGGAACCATGGACAAGGAACAGATGGAAAAACGTCGTGCCGTGCTCGTAGAAGCTCTCGCTAAGGTGGAGGAGGAGATCAAGAACCTCCAGGCCGCCGTCGTCGATAGGGTCAACCGCTCCAACGCCATCAAGGGCGGGATCGCGGAGTGGGACAAGGCCCTGGCCGAACTGGCCACCGAGGACCCCCCGTCGAAGGACGAGGACGGGAACAACTGAGCCCTGCATCCGTGGTAGACTGAGGCCATGGATCGCCAGGACTTCACCCAGGACATCACCGCCCCGCTGTATTTCTACCCCCAACAGGGGCGCGCCTCCGCAACACCATCCGTCGAAATCAAGGACCAGGCCGGGACCACCGTCACCGTGGACTCGGACACCAACGTCACGTTGGACCCGGTGAACACCACGCTGACCGCCGCCGCCGCGCCCGGTGACCAGACCATGACCCTGACATCGGTCGCCGATATCGATATCGGCGTGGAGTACCTGGTGACCAACATCCTAGGCCAAAAGGAGCGCGTGCACGTGACAGGCGTGGACTCCTCCGGGCTGGTCGTCCACCTACGGGATGACATCGAGCACGTCTACACCGGCAGCGGCAGCGACACCTTTGTCGGGACCCGCTTCTACCGCGACCTCCAGGCGGATGAGGTAGACGATCTCGTGGAGCTTTACCGCGGCCGGGCAACATACACCGTGGACGGCCAGGAATACGTGCTGGAGGTCGACTTCGACGTGGTCTTGACCCCGCTGCCCAACCTGCTCACCGCGGCCCTGCTGAAGTCCAAGCGCATCAGCATCGCGGCCCAGGAGCACCCAGAGACCCGGGGCAGCTGCTACGACGACCTGCGCGGGGCGGCGTGGGACGTGGTCCGCAAGAAGATCCGCGAGCTGAACACCGGCGACAACGAGCGGTGGCGCCCCGCCCTGGTGCGCACCGGCGACAACCTGGAGCTGTGGGCGCTGGCCGAGTTCGACCTGCTGGCCCACGAGAACGGGGTGCGCGTGCTCCGCGGTGAGTGGTCGGGCCCCGAGGCGCTGGAGAAGCTGGAGGGCCGTATCGAGAAGGCCAAGGCCCACGCGGTGGCCGGGCTGGACTGGATCGACCTCAACGAAAACGACGCGCGTGAGGACGAGGAAGAGAAGCCGCAAACCATGGACTGGATTCGCTGAAAGGAACGATCGTGGAAAAGAAAACCCTAAACAACAGCACGGCCAAGCAGGCCAAGGACCAGGTGCCAGACCTCGAGGTATTCGGGGAGGGAGACCTGTTCAAGCTCATCAGTAAGGCCAGCAGCAACGCCGAGCGCTGGATGAAGAGCACCAAGGCCATGGAGATCGAGGGCCTGGGCGTCATGGTCCAGGTGTCCACCCAGCAGGGCGAGCACGTGGCCGAGTCGCTGGAGTTCGTGCCGGGCGCCACTATCAAGGAGGAGTGGCCCGACCCCGACACGGTCGTGCGCCGCATCGTGAAGGACTCGACATCCTGAACCGCTGATGGCAACCGACCTCGACAAAGTCCTCCTCAACTTCTATTGGCGAATCGAGTCCATCGATCCGACCTACACGGGCAGCGTCGTGGTGGACCGCTTCCGCAGATGGGACCCGGAGATCGACTCCCGCCCCGACGAGGGGACCGGCTGGGCTCGCCGCTTCTGGGTGGAGTGGGTCGGCAGCGACGCCGACGGCATGTCCACCAGCGACCCCCTGCGCGAGGCCAACCACCTGTATCGGGTCTACGTCTTCTACCCGCGCACCGGGCAGAACCTGGAGACTCAGCGCCTGGTCGCCCTGGACCGGCATGACCTGATCAAGATGCTCCGCGGTCAGATCGGAACCGATCACCGCCTGGGCTACGACGACGATCACCAGGCCACCAACATTGGGTTGCTGTCACGCAAGCGGCAGCGTGATATCTTGGAGCCGTTCACCGAAAATACTCAGATTTTGCTGTACAGCATGGAGTGGCTGTGCAGCGTGCGGGAGAGTGAAACATGACCCTACCCTATGACTTCGATCTCTGGGAGATGCGCTACTTGAACCACGACGCGACGTTTCCCACCGGGTTCACCGCGGGGAATCATGCGACGTGGGACACCGCGACGAAGCTCCGCTTCCAAGATCTAGACTTCAGCGAGCTCAAACAGGCGAGCATCCCAGATCCCAGCGTCCAGGACCGCTTCATGGGGCGCCCGCACCCGATCTCCACTCTGCGCGGCGGCCGGGAGCAGATGGCGCTCAAGTTCAAGATGTGGTTGCCGGGCGGCTCCAACACCACCTCGGCCGAGGAGACGGTCAAGCTGATGGAGATGGTCATGGGCGGGCTCAAGAGCCCCACCGCCATCACCGATGCCGCCGAGGCGGGTTGCTCTGTCACCAACATCAAGGCCACTGGCCACGGGCAGGTGGTGGGCCAGGGCTCGCTTTACGGCGTCCTCGCCGACGGATACGCCGACGGCAAATTCGGCGTGATGAAGACCCGCACCGACGCCGACCAGTACGACCTGTTCATGGCGCTGCCCGGGATCCCGCAGGCGGCCGACGCCATCAAGAACGGCCACACGCTCTACGTGGACTGGGAGAACGAGAGCTATCAGAGTTTCCTGCTGATCGGCTCCTACCCCGGAAGCGGCGTCGCGGACGACTCCGTGTGCATGAATATCATCGGCTGCTCAGGAACGCTGGCCTTCGGCGGCCTGGTCGCGGCCGAGAAGCCCTGGGTCGAGTTCACCTTCCTGGTGGGCGACTGGCGCTGGGAGCCCTACGCCACAACTGGCGCCTTCACCAAGACGACCGACCCCGAGGGCGAGGACCCGGCCGGCGACCGCGGCATCGGCTCGCTGACCCTCCAGGACGCGGGCACCACCACCCGCGCGACCGTCCCCGGCGGCGACCTCGAGGTCAACCTCAACATGGAGCTGGTGCCCATCATCGATCCCCAGGGCGTCAACGGCATCGGCGGCTGGAAGAAGGTCCGCGCCGAGAACGGCGCCACCATCGCGTGCACCGCCTACTGGGACGACATGCCTGGCCGGCGCAACGACTTCACCGCCGGCACCGACAAGCAGGTCGCCTTTGTCTGCGGCCACGCCGCCGAGGCAACGGTCGCCTTCGAGATGCAAAAGGCCCAGCTGCTGGAAGACCCGACCGCCATCGAATACGAGCGCATGCTCGGCCAGCGGCTCATGTTCGAGGGTGACAGCGGGGACGCCACGGACGAGAGCACCGCAGATTTCAAGCTCCAGGACGCGCCCATCCGAGTGCACGTCCTGTAACCCACAGCAGGAGGTAAATCGTGTTTGGTCGCCTGATCCTGGACCGAGTTCGCACTATCATCGCCCTGAAGCAGAAGGGTGAACCGCCCATCCTGGTCGACCCCGCCGTCGACATCAACTCCGAAAAGACCAACCTGGACGCCTTCCGCGAGAGCCACTGGGACATCAAGCACCTGGCGCTCAGCGGGGAGCCGACGTACTGGACCATCAAGCCGATCACCCGCAAACAGATGAAGTACGCGATCACCGTCCGGCACGACGAGGCCGAATTCTGGGATTTCATGGTGCGCGCCGGCCTGCGCCTGGTGGAGAACTACACCCTGCAGAAGCCCGGTGGCGAGCGCATGCCGACCCCGGCTGTGGAGGTGGAGGAGGTGGGTGAACTCGGCGAGCTGATCACCACCAAGTGGATGGACACCGTAAACCTCCAGAGCAACGTCAAGACGGCGCTGTGCCTCATGATCTGGCAGATCTCCGAGGTGCACCTCCCTTTGCCGAAGCCCTCAGAGCCGGGATCTGGGGGGTAGACCTCGTTGAGCAGAGATGCCGCGATCAGAAGAAACGCTGGCGCCTCGTCGAGCTGCCCCGGACAGACGGCGGGTGCAAGCATTGCCCGGAGAGCCTCAGACAGGGCCGCGGCTGCGGAGTAAGCCGGGGGGTTCCCTGGACACCGAGCGCTCGCGGCCCCGGGCACCTCGGGCGGGCTACGCGGGCATTCGGGGGTCAGGGGGTCGATGCCGGGGGCGCAACCGTGGAACCCTGGTCCCGGACCTGCCCCATCTACTTCCGACACAGTCCCTTCTTCCTGTCCGTAATGGAGGAACTGGCCGACTTCGAGGGCGGCCGCCATGGGCCAGTGGACAGCATGCCCAACGATCTGCTTGGGTACCTCCGCATCGCCCTGGCCGAAAAGAAGGCATGGGAGGTCTACCAGCAGGCCACTTGACGCGGCGTGGGGGAGGGGTACCCCGCGGGGCCGGGCACGAGTCCCGAGACGCGGGTTCGAATCCCGCCGCCGCAAACAGGAGGGCATCGTGGCGAGCTACGAACAGAAGACCACCGGCATTGAGAACCTGACGAACCACCCCCTGGGCAAACCGCTCCTCCTGTCGGCGTCCGTGGGCGCCAAGGCCACCACTGGAACCCTCATCCGCAAGCGCGGACCCGACGAAACCGAGAGCAGGACAGCAGGCAAGAACGTCACCATCCTGCGCTACTGGGCCAAGCACGGGAGGAATGTGATATTCTTGGACCCATTGGACAAGGAGCGCGGAATCGAGATGTGGAAGCGGGCCTGCGAAGCGGTGATCGACGGCGGCAGCCAGGTCGTCATGGCCGAGGCCGAAAAGGTGGCTGACATCCAGATCGACGCCATCCGCAAGCACGTCCAGGCTGGGCGCCGAGCGCGGGGTAAAATCAAGCCGCTGAAGAAGGGGACCATCAAGCGCAAGGAGCGCGAGACCGGCAAAAAAGACCAGCCCGTGCTGGTCCGCACCGGGCAACTTATGGACTCTCTGATCCCCTATGTGCGGAGGCTCAAGTAGATGCCCTTCGGGAGCGAAACAAAGCCGGTCATCACTGAGTGGATCCTCAGTAACAAGGGGACCATCGAGAACATCGACGAGCAGGCCAAGGCCATCCGCAAGGAGGCGAAGGCTGAGCGCGACTTGATGTTGGTGGCCAAAAAACTCGGGTTTGAGTTTGGCAAGAACGAGAAGGCCCTAAAGAAGGAAACAGCAGCACTCAAGGAGCAGGAGAAGGCCGCCAAAGCACGGCTGAAGATCGACAAGGCGCTGGAGGCCGCCATCAAGAAAAACGCCGCCGCCCGGGCAAGAGCGCTCAAAGAGCAGGAGGCAGCGGCCAAGAGAACCGCCACCACATGGACTGAACTCAAATCGAAATACAGCGTCGTCACCGGGGTTGTCGGCAAATTGTACAGGATGTTTGATCGGGCGATGTCACAAGGGACGCGCCTCAACAAGATGTACGACGCGCAGACCCTTTCCATCACCGCGGCGACCAGGGCGACCGAGGGATTTCTTTCCCAGTCCGAGTTGCTGAGGGCGGCCAACCTGTCCCAGACGATGAAGCTGGATCTCACGTCCGAGCAGTTCGCCAGAATGTCCAGAAATGCGGTCATCGCTGCCGATATCATCGGGGGCGACGTACCCAACGCCATCAACGATCTGATGGTCGGCCTGAGTCGCCAGAGTAAGCAGATCTTGGACAACCTCGGAATCCAGGTCAGCGCCACCAAGGCCCAGGCGGATTATGCCAAGCAGCTCGGGGTGACAACGGCAGCGCTCACCGAGGCCGACAAGAAGCAGGCCTTCATCAACGCGGCGCTGAAAGACCTCGAGCGCATCGCCGCTGCTTCGAATCTCGAAATCAAGACCAGCGGCGACGCCTGGCGCGTGCTCGAGAACTCCCAGGACGACGCCCAGGCGGCGTTTGTGCGGTGGATCGCTGAGGCCACAGTCGGGAAGGAGCTGCTGACAGACATCGCGACACTTGCGCGGGACGCGGCGGCGGCTCTGTATATCGACCCCTTCCAGCGGCAAAAGCAGGAACTGCGCGAGCTGGGCTTCGACGTTGAGGAGACAATAACCAAGACCGGCCATATAGAGCTGAAGCTCCTGCGGAAGACGGCCGACGGAATGAAGGAGGTCACTGCCGATCTGCTGAACTGGGGGACGCAAAGGTCGAATATATGGGCAAAGGATAAGGGGAAAACGTGGCGCCGGGCATATAAGATCTTCACGGAATATCACGCCAATGCCGTCAGGCAGCAGGTGAACCTCTACAAAAAGTCAGCGACAGAGTTCGACAAGATGGTCGCCGGGATGGAGAAGCGGGCGCAGAAATTCTACCGGACCACGCCGCGCACCGGAGCGGAAAGGCGCGCGCTTCGCAGATTCAGGGACGAACAGGCAAAGGCGTATGCCGCCACGGCTCCCGGGAATGCCGACGTCCGCGCCGCAGAAAGAAAAGCCCGCAAGAAGAAGCGAGCCAGCAGACGAGCACCAACAATTGAAGGCGGGGCTGGCTTCATGATGGGAGGGCTTGTTCCTGGCGGCGATGGCGGCTTGGGGCTCGGCATGGGCGCGGGTGCGGCCGGCGCGCTGACGCCCGAGGGCCCCAGCCCCTACGCCCAGGCCGCGATCGACATGCTCAAGCTCACCGACGCCACGCAGAAGAAGATCGACGCGGACATCGGCGCAGAGGCGGCGGCCCGGCGTCACGCCGTGGCCATGAGCGAGTTGAAGCTCGAGGTCACCGATATGGCCACCGGCGCGCTGGCGCAGTTTGCATCCGGGATGTGGGCAGCCGCTGACGCCGCGATCATGGGCGAAGAGTCCATGGGCATGGCCCTGGCCAAGATGCTCAAGACGACCCTCCTGGGCATCGCCGCTGAGGCCACAGCGCGAGCGGTGCTGGAACTTGGGCTGGGCTTCGCTGCGCAGGCCGCTACCTCCGGGGTGCCGAACCCTAAAAGCATCCTGCACTTCACCAGCGCAGCCATCCTTGGCGGCATCGGGGCAGTGACTGGGGTCGCCGGTCTGGCAGTGTCTGCGGGCATCTCAGCGGCCGGGGGCTACGATAAGAAAACCTCCGGGAGCACTACCAAGGCGAAGACCAGCAGCACCCCGAGTTACCAGAGTTTCGGCGACCGCAAGAAGGAAAGTGACAAGCCGTTGCACGTCCATCTCTATCTCGGGGCCCCGGGCAACAAGGCCGCGGCCCGCCTGGCGGCGTACCAGCTCGGCGGCGTCATGCAGGAGGCTGCCTGATGGCTCTCCAGCAGTACTTCGGACGCTTCCCCATCACGAACGCGTCCAAAGACTTCACCCTGGAGCGGGTCACCGCGCCGGCTCACGGGCCTGTGGCAGCCGCGCTGACCACCGGCTACTACTATCTCCACGGCTGGACGGGCGAGGCGATTATTGATGGAGGCCCAACAGACCAACTCATTGAGCACATGCAGGCCGTGATCCGCGCCTGGGAGGGTGGCGCGCGCTTCCCGGCCGCGACTGTGACCTACGATGACGCCACGGGGAAGGTCACCATCGACTTCGGCGGCGTGGACGGCGATCTGGTCTGGACCGATACCGCCCTCCGCGATCTGCTGGGCTTCGCCGGGGACCTCACGGGCGCTGACGCTTACGAGGCCGACAACCAGGCCCGCTACGTGTGGCGGCCAGCCTACACGCTCACGGACTATCCTGGGGACAGGACGGCGTGGTGGGCACCGGACTCCACCAGCATCTCGCGGCGCGCCGACGACGGGACCACCTTCGGCCTCAAGGGCGAGGTGCTCTACGGCGGCGACTTTGAATATCAGCTCCTGCCTGAAACGGACGTGATCATCTGCGCCGACACGGTGGCCTACGAGAGCCTGGAGCAGTTTTGGCTTGATGTGGTCCACGAGGCCCAGCCCATCCGGTGCTACCCTGATCGCACGCTGAACGCCGAGGCCGACATCAGGATCGCCGAGTGGGCCGGCGGGGACGAGGGTGTCATCGGATCGTGGATGGAGTACCGTGAGCGCCAGGAGTCCAACTATAACGGCGATTGGTCCGTGCGCTTGCCTCTCTGGAAATCCATCACATGAGCGTGTCCGCGGACCTGCAGGAGGCCTATGGGGTCCACCGGCGTCTGTTCCTTCGCATCGACGGCTACCCCTACGATCTCTGGCAGCGCGGCGACGAAGACCCCCCGGACATCGCTGGTGGTTGGTCCCGTGACCCGTTGGTCTGCCTGCATCCGCCGGCGCAGTTTTCGGCCGGGCTGGACCTGTCGTCCATGCAGGTTCAGGTGGATGCGATCCAGTTCGAGCTTGAGGACATCGAAGAGTCGGTCGGTGTGTCCCGCTTCGGCAAGCTCTTCGCGTCGGCCCGCTGGGACGCCAACCCCCACGGGCGCGTAAAATTTGGGACCGCCTACAATCAGTACGTGGACGCCGACGCGGCGATCATCCCCATGGAGGACTCCACCACGCTGCCGGCCAGCGGGACCGCCTACATCGGCCAGGAGACCTTCACCTACACCGGCAACACCGGTGTCAGCCTGACGGGCTGCACGCGCGGGCTCTACCCCTGCGTGGGCACGAACTGGGGCTACACCTACTACCGGCCGCCGGACAAAACCAAGGGCACCTTGATGGCGGTGGGAACCGTCCCGTTTTCGTGGATGGGGCGCCGGATCGCGCTGTACATCACGACGTGGGACCGCACAACGGGGACGTGGAACGCCGAGGCTCAGGCTGAGGTGCTGTGGGTGGGGTACATCGACGAGGCCATCGATCTGGACAGCAAGGAGGGCGTCTGGAAACTCAGCAGCGCGAACATCCTGGAGCTGTTGAAGACCAAGATCCCGGCAAGCCAGCCCACGGTGCAGTTGCGCGGAATCAACCTGCTCGGCGACGAGGGGCGCCTCGTGGACATCACCGTCTACAACTCCGGGACGGGGGCGGTGATCAACTCGACCACGGGCTTTGCTCTTGCCGTCGCAGGGTACTACGACAACGTCAGCGAGCTGTACGTGGAGGTGAATAAACGCCTGAACATCCTGTGGGCCACGATGCTGTGGGGCCTGCAGATGGGGGCCAAGAAGGGGCTCAACGGGCAGGGCGACGTTTGGGCCGTGAATGCCGGCGGCGGTGACCAGGAGATCCGCATGCGGCCGGCGGCCAAGCTGTCGTCTACCTCGAACCACGTCCTCCAGGCCCTGGGCTACGACGGGCGCTCAGAACTGACCTGGCGCATCAACAACGGCGGCGCGGTGACCCACAAGACGGCCAGCTATCACGTGGAGTACCACCCGCTGCATCAGAAGTGCAACGGAGGCAAGCTCTACACCAACAGGCCTGAGGGCGGCTCGGAGCTCATCGCCGACCAGGGCGACAACAGCACGGCCCTTGCTGCGGTGGAAATCGAGGACGCCACGCTGGACCAGAGCCAGAAGCGCGAGGGGAGCTACTTCGCCCGCTACACCGGCATCACCGCGGGCGCCACCTCGGGCTCGGCCTACTTGACCCTATACTATCCGGACATGTTCCCCGTCGACTTGGACAGCTTCGTGGGAGCCAAGGCCGCCGACAACATGGTGGAGGTCAAGCAGGTCTACATCCCCAAGTGGGATCTGGACAGCACCAAGGCCCCCCGCGGCCCCTTTGAACTGATCGGGCTCATCCCCCTGCTCTCCACCGGAACGAGCGGCTACAACGACGCCACCTATGATGTCCTGCCGGCCAATTTCGCTGTCGGGATGCAGGTCGATCTGGTGGACAAGCAGAGCTTTCTTGATGCCGATGCCACGCTGAAGTCCAGAGATCTGGCCCAGCGCGTGGCCTACGTGATCAACGAGGGAACGTCCTTCTTGGAGATCATCAAGCGGGAGTGCCAGCTTTTCGGCTTCACCTTGCGGTGGGCGCGCGGGCAGCTCTCCCTGGCCAGGACCATCCTTCCCGCGACCGACAGCTACGACGTGATCCTGGACGAGAGCAACAACGCCGATCCGAACGAGTGGCCCACCGAGGAGCGGAGCATCGACACGGTGATCAACCGCTACACGGTCAAGGGGATCTACGACGCCACGTCGGGGAAGTGGGGGGCGCCGATCACGCTCACGGACGAGGACAGCCGCAAGGGTCTGAACAATCTTGTCAAGGAGATCTCGATCGAGCACCCCGGCATTTACCAGAGCGACAAGACCAGCCTGGCCAAGTCGCTCCTGGAGGCCGAGCTCATCGGCCGCCCGCTCCGCTTCCCGTCCACCGTGATCCAGCGGACGCTCGCCCCCACGCTCATCAACAGGTTGTACCCGGGCGACGTGGCACGTTTTCAGTCCTCGCGCATCATGGACCCGGCCGGCAGCGGGACGCGGGTCACCGACACTTACGCGCTGGCCTTGAATGTGCAGTGGGACCTCACCGAGAAGAACGCCTACTTTGGCACCGCGACCTTGATGCTGCTGGCCCAGTACAGCGGCTACGGGAGCGCCTGGGCCCCGGCCGCGCTGGTGGACAAATCGGCGGCCAACGGAGGGCTGGGCGTGGTCGCGAACCAGTTGACGCTGGTGGCGCTGGAGTGGGGCACCGGCACAGATCCTGACGACGGCGCGGTGTTCGAGGAGACGTGGGAGGTGTACATCATCGAGCGGGCACCGTCGGATCCAACCGCCCCTGACATCTACGGCCCCTACGCCTGCGCCAAGGACTATGAGGCCGACGGCGCGCAGCTGCTCACCCTCCCCGTCGGCGCGGGGGCCGCTATCACCGCTGCAGGTTGGGACGCGACAAAGGAGCACGTGGTGGTGTTCGCCGACTACGATGAGGTGGTCGCGGGCCAGTTGACCGAGGCCACATTCCAGGCTGATACGTCGTCCATGTTGCTCGGTGGCGCGGACTTCGCGCAAAGGTGGGGCGGCTAATGTTTCACGCAGGCTCCGGGGCTTTTGCCGTCCCACTTGCACGTTCCCTCGAGGGCGCACCCGTCGGACTTGGCGCAGTCGGCATCAGATCCCGGCCGGCAGCCAGTACCAGGGAAATAGGTACACCACCCGTGCTCGCCGCAGAGGTAGCTCTTGGTGCAATTGGGCTCCTGCCCGCTGTCGACGGGCAACGGGCCGTCCGCGCAGCCAAGAACAAGAACGAGGCAGAAAATCACCGAGAATCTTTTCACGCTCAACCTCCCGTGAGATCGTAGCACATGGCCGTCGTCTGGACAGAGCAGCACCGCGGGATCAGCGACCGGGAAACCGACGTCGAGGACGGGGCCAGCGTGCGCGCCATCCGGGATATGGCCGACAGTCTCAACAACTGGGCTCGCTGGGGCATGCGAGAAAAGGTCATCTCCGAGATCTGCATCCCGAAGTGGTACAGCGCGGACAGCGCGGACACGAACGAGAATGTGCTGGCCGTCTTTGCGCCCCGCCTCATTCCGCACGGGTTCACGAAGTTCAGCGTGACCATGGGGCACGAGCGGTCGGTGGGGGCCGGGATCGACACCGTGGTCTTTGCCCTCTACGCCTCGAGCCAGATCTATCTCGGCGACGAGATCCTGGACACCGCGGCGCTGTCGGTGGACTACTCCAGGACGCTGATCACGAACAGCAGTGGCACCCACGCGATCACCGTGACCCAGGATCTGGTCATTCCTGCTCAGGCGAACATCGCCAGCGGGATCTACTTCATCCTCACGGGCGAAAACACCATCAACACCAGGGCGTGTCTGACCTCCATTGACGTGACCCCGATTTACATCTAATGCCGACCATCCCGACAAACTACTACCTGGCCGGCCTGGACTTGCTCAAGGTGGCCCGCAACTACCGGCAGACGGTCAACGACGGGACGGACGTTCGCATGGGCAACAGGGTGGCCGCCGTTGAGGCCCTGGCCCACGCCCTCAACCGCTGCCTGGCCCACCAGCCGCGGATTTTGTTCTCCAAGGCCCAGCCCTACGGCAACGTGGACAACGTGGGCAGCGATCCGCTCTACGTCTACACCTACGACGACAGCGTGACCAACGCCCGCGACGTGGTGACCCGGGTCCTCGCGGTACCCCGGACGGCCGGGGCAAACGACTGCTACGGGGGGCGCTACACGGGCGCTGCGGTGACAGACAAGACCTCCGTCCACAACAACACCGTCGGCGCCGTGGACCTGTTCGAGGACACCTTTGGCGACACCTACAACCACGTCCGAGGGGCTGCAGCTGCAGCCGAGATCGAGGAGGCGTTCAGCACCTTCAACGGCTTCACGGCCCTGGACGTCGTGGTGCAGGAAAAGCCCCTGAGCCAGCTCGACACCGCCCTCCATGACGCGGTGGACCCCTCGACCGCCAAGAAGGGCGACGAGGTGCTGGCCGACATTCTCGAGGACATCAGGGACAAGTTCCACACGCTCCGGACCACCGGGACCCCGCGGTGTTTCGGCTGGGCGGCGCAGAAGCAGGCGGGCGCCTGGTACACCCCGGCCTCCACCGACCAGACGGCCATCGTGGTCGCCAACACCACCCAGGTCAACGTCATCGACCAGGCCGTGGTGGCCCGCACCGCCACCAGCCCAGGGGTCTCCTGCCACGTCCAGTACGCCGGCTGGGGGGCGCAGGACGAGAACAACGGCGAGTTGATCAAGTGCTACTGCCGGGTCTTCGGCTCGGTGGTCAACGGAGCCATCGACGGCAAGGTGCGTTTTCACGGACCGAACTTCGCGGCCGGCGGCGGCGCCAACAACTTCACCGACATCACGATCACGAATGGAGTGGCCGAGGCGTGGTATGGTGACAGCACGAATTTTGTTTATCTGGACTCGACGATGCCGGACACCGACGTCACCGTGAACCGAAACAAGGTGGATATCTTCGGGTGGATTCCCGGGCTTACCACTGAGATAATGTACCTGTACGGCCTCGGCGGCTGGCAACACGCACCGCCCTACTAGGAGAAGACGATGCCCGAAACCGTGTATCCCGCCTACTGGCTCAGCCTGCTCGACGCGAGGACCACCAACAAGGCCGCGCCCACCCTGGTCACGGACGGGGCGCAGGTCCCGCCGAACCGCCACGGCAAGTTCATCCTGGTGCGGTTGAAGACGGCCGCCACGGGGGCGCGGGCCGCCACCATCAACCTGTACGGCTACAAGGGCCTGAGCCGCGACAGCGCAGGAGACACCATCACGGGCAGCGCGGGCTGGGTCGACACCGGCGAGACGTGGACCATCACGGGCAGCGCGGATTACGATCAGATCCCGACCAGCTCGGGGCTGCTCCAAGCGCTGTCCGCTTTTGAGCGGTTCGACGTCGAGGTGACCAGCATCTCGGGCACGGGCCATGAAGTCACCCTGGACCTCGGCCTCACCGAGGGCACGGACGAGGGGTAGCCATGGGCAGCTTTACGGTCCTCCCGAGCCTTGCAGATCTCCAGCCCAGCACTGAGTCACAGCTCGAGTCCCTGCTCGGCGCCATCAACGTCATTATCAGTACCGAGGTGGACAGCGAAGCCAAGCTCGAGGCACTGGCCGGGGCCATCAACCTGCTGGTGTCCACCGAGATGGACAGCGAAGCAGAGATAGAGGCGCTGGCCAGCATCGCCATGATCGTGGAGTCAGAAATCGACTCAGAGGCCGAGGTTGAGGCGATCATGGGCGCGGTCAACATGATCGTGGCCACGGAGATCGACAGCGAATCGGAGCTTGAGGCGCTGGTGGGCTCGCTCAACATCATCCTCGACAGCGAGATCGACACCGAGGGCAAGCTGGAGACCCTGGTGGGCGTGGCCATGGCGACCGAGGCCGAGGCCGCCACGGCGATCTCCACGGCGGTCACCACGCATACGGGCAACGCCGGTGCTCATCACGCCAAGTACACCGACGCCGAGGCCATTGCCGCAGCCAAGACCGATCCCAAATTCGCCGACAATGTATTCGCGCTGCAGGACAACGGTGACGCCACCAAGCAACTCGTAGCCAGCCTGGGAGGGGCCACTACTGCCAAGACCCTGACTCTGCTCAGCAACCACACCGATGACCGCGTGATCACGCTGCCGGATACAACGGGCACGCTTGACACCACGGCTGACGCCCGCGATCCGAACGCCCACGCCGCCAGCCACCAGAACGGCGCCGATGCGCTGAACAACACCGTGGCCAGCGGCACCGACAGCACGGACAGAACCACGACTACGGGCAACATCGTCGAGATCGCTGACTGTGAGATGACGCTCACTGCCGAGGCTAAAACCTACAGGCTTCACTACACGGGAGTGCACCAGATCGCGGTCGTGGGGCCGGCCACCATGAGGGTCTATTACCAGATCGATGCCGGCGGCTGGGTCCTTTTCATCAACTCCGCCACGACCGTGGCCGGTTCGATGCACACCGTGAGCGCCAACATCCCGCTGACCCTGACCGCCGGCTCGCGCACCATCAAGTTCGGATTTGATCCCGACGCAGGAGGGGGAGCGACGATGCACACCGAGGGTGATACGACGGCCACGCAGGCCTGTATCACGCAGTAAAAGGAGAGCAAGGCATGGCCATAAAGAAGAAGCTGGAAGGTACCCTCGACGACGACAGCGTCTCGCTGGTCGCGTTTCGTTTTGACGAGTCAAACCCCGTGGCCATGGAGATCCACTTCGCGGTCAATGGCACCACGGATACCTTGGTGGTAGACATCGACGACCCGCCCGAGCTGGCACGGGCCAGGAAGGTTCATCGGTTCGCTGAGCGCAAGCTGCAGGTCGAGCTGGACTGATGCCTGACACCAGCAAGCACAAAGTGAACTGGCGGGGGACGCCGCTGTCCATCGGCATGCTGCTGGCCATGGTGGCGGGTATCGTCTACCTGTCCAGCCTCATCATGCAGGGGCGGGAGATGATCGACGAAGCGGCCACCAAGGCGGCGAAGCAGGCGGTCAGCTCGCACGTCCAGCGCCCCGTGAACGTGAGTCACCCTGACCTGCCCAAGCAATACACGCCGCTGGTGGAATTCCGCCTCGGCGTCCAGCAGATCCGCTCCGACATCAAGGCTCAGTCGCAGTCCATCCAGCAGTTGAGCGACCAGGTAAAGCAGATCAACGCCCGCCGGCCCACCCGCCGGCCCACCCGCCGGCCCACCCGCCGGCCCCGTCGCTCACCTTGACGCAAGCCCCCGCCCCGCTGTAGAATTCTCTCAGGCACCACAGAATCACCCTTTCCAGCCCGCCGTCTGTCCGTGGTGCCACCCCCCTTGGCCGGCGGCGTGGCTGGGATCTTGCGAGGTCACATGACATTTCGGAGCGGAGCCAAATCGTCAGAGTTCAAGCTCGTGGTAGGCATCGTGCTGGTGGTGTTGGTGGGCGTGTTCGCCCTCCTGGCGACCGGCGCCCTCGGCATGGGCAGCGAGGCCAGCGGCAAGGCGTTTGAACTCATCAAGTGGGTCATCGGCACCAGCGGGCTACTAGGCGGCTCCTACGCCGTGTCCCGGGGCCTGGCCAAGTCGGGCAAGCCCGAAGATCGCCCCGTGGTGGTGGACGTGTACGGCGGCAAGCCCGGGTACGAACTCGAGGAGGTGATGGCGAGCAAGGAGGCGAAATTCAAGGACGGCGGCTTCCTCGACTCTCGCCTGTCGCTGTTCATCAGCGCCCTGGCCCTGGCCGGGCTCTGCTGCCTGTTCTCCAGTGGCTGCGGCATGACCCCGCTCCAACGCATCGACTACGCGGGCAAGGCCATCGCGAGCACCTGGAAGCATACCTACCCGCTGTTCGACAAGCAGTGCAAGGCCGAGGCCGCCAAGTGCGCCACGGCAGCCGCTAGCCAACCGGTGGCCCTGAAAGACTGCCCCGGGGCGGCCAGGTGCCTGACGGCGCTGCGCTCGTTCAAGGTGGCCCTGGATGCCGGCGACGCCGCCATCATCGTCGGGACCCCGCTGGCCCTCAAGAAAAACCGCAACGCCGCAGGGTGGTCCAACATGGCCCTGGACGCGCTCAAGCGGGCGGTGGAGATCGCGCAGAAGTCGGGCTTGCTACCAGGAGGTGCCCCATGAGCCCCGGACCCGCCGCTGCCGTCGTGGCCCTCGCGCCGGCCATCATCACCCTCGTGGCCCTCGTGGCCGACCTCATCGCCGAGGCGACCAAGAACGGCGAGGATCTGGACATGGACACCATCATGGACGCCGCCAAAGCCCGCACCGTCCAGCGGGACGCCGACGTGGAGGCCACCGTCAAGGCCGTCATGGAGTCGCTGGCCAAGAAGAAGGACGGCGAGTGACGTGTACGCCCTGACCTTGGCGCTTCTGGCCGGGCTGAGCTCGGCCGGGGGCCAAGCAGGGGGCGAGCGCTGGCAGCCTGGCACCGCCCTTGCGCGGCCCGGAAATTCGCGAGGGGTGGCAGGGGGCCGGGCTACCGCCCAAGGAGTGGCCCGGGCGCTGCGCCGGACGGTACCCCATCTGAGTGGCAAGACGAGTCGCCACTACGCCCGGCTGATGGCCCAGATGGCCCGGCGCCACCGGGTGGGCGTTGACTGGATCGCGGCGCGGACCTACGTCGAGTCGAACTTCCGGAACGTGATCAGCCGGCGGTTCCGGGGCCCCGGCTACTGGCGCCAGAGCTTCGGCCTGATGCAAACCGAGGTCACCCCGCGGACCAACCCGCAGTACTTGGGGCGCGAGCGGGAGTTGCTCAGGCCTGAGGTCTCCTTCCATCTGGGGGCCAAGATCCTGGGGTACTGGCTGAAGCGTCACAAGTCTGGCCGATGCACGTGCCCCGGCCCGTGGTGGAGACATTACAAATGGGGATACCGGGTGCCAAAGCGCAAGCGGCCCCGAGGTGGATGGAAGATGGAGAACTTTCGTCGGCGGTTCCTGCGGGCGATGGAGGCAATATGTCCAAGATCGTGAATCTGCTCGAGCGACTCCCCTGGCACAAGACCAAACGCTGGCCCCGCCGCCGCCTGTCCCTGGTCCGGGGCATCGCCCTGCACTGCACGGGCTCGGGCAACCAGGACCCGTTCGTCACCAACGCCTACCACATCAGCACGGCCTGCCACATCTCCAGCGGCGGTATCCCCCGCATCGCCTACCACGAGTTCATCGACGACGAGGGGACACGCTACTTGTGCAACGAACACCACCACCGGACCTACCACTGCGGCTTGTGGAACCGCTGGACCCTGGGTGTCGTGATGGCTGGCCCTGGGCAGCGTGAGCCGCCGACCGTAGCGCAGATGCAGACCACCCTGGGGGCGCTGGTGGAGCTGTGCCTGCGCCGGGGCATCCTGCCGAAGAAGGTCCGGGGCCACCGGGAGTGGCGGCTGTTGGCCGGCAAGAAGCTGAAGGCCTGCCCGGGCAAGTACGTCAACATGGACGCGGTCAGGCTGGTGGTGTGCGTGGCCATGCAACAGGAGCTGCGCGACGTGGGCCTGTACTTCGGCGGCATCGACGGTAAGTTCGGGCGCAAGTCCAAGGCCGCGCTCAAGCGGTACGTGTGGGCCGAGGACGCCGGGGTGGTGACGGACACGCTGGTGACCGAGGAGCAGGCCGAACAGTGCATCAGGGTCAAGGACTGAGCACCGGCAGCGTCCAGAAAGCCCCCACCGTCCGGGGTCCAAACCAGCCGTCAAGGGCGACCTCTCAACCGCTCTCGTGTCCAGCCAAGGGCATTGCCACGGCGGCCAGCAAGGG